CTAGACCACCGAAATAGTACAAACGTAGAACATCTCTGACATGGTGGTGAACACACAGATGAAATCAATTTCATTATTAATTATTTTTTAAAGTCATTCTCGAGCAGACGTTGATGCCTCGTGCCTCGTTCAACAACAGGTGGCAACTGTAAGGGAGTTCCACTCTGTGGCAAACGGCGCGCTTCTTTTGACACTCGGGATTATTGCAGTAGGGTGTTTTGCCAATGATGCTGGGGCCGAAATCTCGGTCGTGATCGTGAATCGCGACAAGCTTGCAATTCTCGCACACATACACAAAAAACTTGTCGGAGACCTCGAACAAACGGTCCAGCAGCACACTGCTGGCACCGGCCGCGATCAGACAGTCCCGTTCCATTTCACCCACGCGAAGTCCACCCGACCTCGATCGACCTTCCACCGGCTGTCGCGTTAGGACGGTCGTCGGCCCCTGTGTCCTCGCGTGCATTTTGTCTTTGCTCATGTGTTTCAACTTTCGGTAGTACACAACGCCGATGAAGATTTTCGCCTCAATCATTTTCCCCGTCTTTCCACAAATCATTCGTTCGTATCCGTTTTCCTCGAAACCGGCTGACTTCAGCTCGTCGCAAATGCTCTCCAGGGTCACACGACGAAACGGCGTCCCGTCCCCAAATTTACCGAGCAGGCATCCAGCCTTTGCCTGTACGGACTCCGCCAAATGCCCAATTGTCATTCGTGACGGAATGGCGTGGGGATTCATGACGATATCCGCCGTAATTCCGTCCCTCATGGTAAACGCCATGTCTCGCCCCGGCAGCACGATGCCGCACGTCCCTTTTTGCCCGTGTCTCGAGCAGTTTCCGCACCACACCGGTTTCCCGTGCCGTCTCACGTAAATTATTCCAGTCCTAACCGTGACGCAATACACAAAGCCTGTTTCACGCACGACGCGTTCGACCTGACTGTTTTGCGTTTTTGCATGGCCATGGTTCAATTGCGGCGAATTATTAGTGCGGTTGATCAAGACGTGCCACTGATCGAATTTGCTAATGATCTTTCGGCCTCTGATTTCAGACTCGTATCTAGCTTTTCGATACATTTTGACGTTGGCCGACCAACCGGCGTGCAACACCAATCTTTGGACGTCGTCCTTCAACTGAAGTGAGGAGGTGTAATAGCGCCACGTCCCTGATTTTTTATGAATTGTTCTATCGGAATCAATCAACCCTTTCAGCAAGCACATGGAATGGTCCTTCGACAATTCGAAACACCAACTCGGCAAACGTTTGTTGGGCGCGCCGACCGAGAGCGGAGCAAGCATGTCTGTTAATGTTTTGTGGTTAAAATGTATTTTGTCACCGTTTTCGATAGGATGAAGTCCGCACTTTGTGGCTGCGTCCAATATTCGTTTACGAGACAATGATTTTATTTGAGCGATGGTCGTCCGGTATACCCGTCGAATGGCTCTCTTCTTGCCGGTCGTTTGGTAGTTTTCGACCCATCCGTCGCCGATCCAAAAACCGAAGAAGAACAGCCATGCTTTGATGTCTTTCGTGGGCACTGGGCACGGCGGCGAAATGCAACGTCGCAGTCCTTTACAATTTTTTAAAAATCGCACTCGCTTGCCCATCATGTGTTGAGCCTCGACCAGCTCGTAATTGTCTTTGTTGCGCTTTTTCACGAACATTCTGTGATTCATCGTTGTTTTTAGCGAAAACTGCTGCGTCACGACCTCGTACAGCGGTTGATCTTCAATGGCGTATTTTAACGTGTCCAGCGTTGGTTCGTAGCACAGATGACCGTTGTCGTAGATCGCGACTCTTTCGCCGAGCTCCACGTCCTTGATGGGCACCCATCCACGTTTCGTCAGCAGTTCGTGGTCCTCGGTGTAGCAGAACTTGTCGCCCACTTCGGGCACACGGGGTTGCCTCAGCTTTGTCTTGCGCACGTTGTTGCCGTCCCGATTCAACACGTTTATGGTATCGTCGACTACCGCGTCGTGCTTGCCCATGTACACTTTTGATTTGTCCCGCACAATTTGAATTTTTCGTCCCACGTCGTTCGTCTCCGTGGTAGTCATGGTTTTTCCGACGATCACGTCGTTCTTCTTGATGACGGTGCCGCGTCGGCACGTTCCCTGCTCGTCCAAATGGTTGTAGTTCGCCATTCTCATACCCACGCAGCCCGGCTGCAGCATCGGGTTCGTGAATGTTTGCGTGTCCGTTTTAGTGGTGGTCTCCTCCTCTTTGATGGTTCGAATCGACGACGAATGAAACAGCCCGCGGTCCACGCTGTCCTTGTTCACAACAATAGAATCTTCCTGATTGTACCCGTCGCGGCTGATGATGGCGGCGATTACGTTGCACCCGTTAGGTATCTTGGCGCACCCCGCAATGTTTTCAAACCACGTCTGCACCAGCGGGTGCTGCACGCTGTACGGCACGTGGGACTGAGTCTCAAACCGCAGGTGTTGCGTCATCGAACTGTAGTTGATGCTCTGCTTGACCATGGCCGCGCTATACATGTTTCGTGGGGCTTGGTTTCGATCGGAGTGCGGCACGAATGAGGTGCAGACGCCCAGCAGCCCAGACGGGTGGATCTCGACGTGGGTGTGGGACGGTCCGACGGTGCTAAACGTCGTGGCGATCACCAAGTCTTTCTGCTCGCAGCTGCAAACGTACTCGATCAGCCCGTGATGGTGTAGATGGGCGAAGAGGGAGGAGGTGCCGCCGCCCCGGCGGGCCGTCGCCGTGTGTTCCGCCACGACGGTGTCGAGGCGCTGGCGGCACTCGGACAGAACGAAGACCGGCCGCAGGAGCACGCCCCTGTCGGAGCTAAGCTCGACCCCAAAGTGTGACTTGGTCACCGTGACTTCGAAACTGATTAAGTTGTTTCTGCGAGCGAGCTTGAACGTACGTACGAAGCGACCCACGTCTCGGCACGACCCAAAAATGTCGCCATTGACGGTGACCAACGACGACGACGGCGGGGTGGGGTTTGTGGGGTTCGATCCCGGCAAGTACTCCGGGCAAAAAATGGCGTCGACGCCCAACTCGTCGGCGTGGTCGGTCAAAAATTGTGCGATGTCGAGCTTCGGTACGCCCTGCCGAATGTAGCACACAAGCGACAACTCCTTCACCAACCCACACGACTGCCCCTCCGGAGTCGAGGACGGGCACAGGTACCCGTAGTGGCTCAACCCAAGCAGACGCTTCTTGATCGAGTTTCCTTCTTTCATCACTGCCGTGTTCACGCGCGTCAGCTGGCTGTGCAGCGACAGCGAATTCATGCGACCTATGATTTGTGTGATCCCCTGATTGTTTATCGATCTAGAATTGTCCGACTTGGCCGCCCATATCCCCGTAGCGAAGCTGTACTGCAGGCCAACGCTGATTCGGCGGGGCTGTATGATGTCCGCCATGTTAATCGTCTTGCCCTTTTCCGTGATTTTTACCATCTGCGAACGCAGCATCCGGATAAATTGTCGAAAGAGCTGCCGGAAAAGCAGGCCGATCATCTCGCCGGCCATTGCGATGCGTTTGTACTGGTAGTCGTCGCGGTCAGTGAATGTGATCGCGCCCGTGCGTCGGTATTCCGCGTCGGCGTCGAGCAGCATGTTGACAATCGCACCCAAAAACATGCGTTTCTTGGCGAGCGTGAAGGGATTCTTCGGGGACTGGGTCAGCAACGGATTTAAATGTGGCAGCAGCTCGTTGTCAATCAGGTGCTCAATGTATCGCCTTCGCTTGGCTGGCGTCTTCTCCTCCGTGCCAGAGGCCAGCCATTCGTACAGGTCTTCCGTCGGCAGCACGTTGGTCTCGTGGTGCAGCATCTGCCGCAGCGTCGACGCTGCATCCGGGGAAGGGCCAACCCACGCCACCACGTCCGCCAGCGGATCAGGAGAGTCCGCCACTAGGTCGGTGCCAAGCAAGCGGTAGAGCACAACCAGCGGCACGTCGCACGAGAGAAAGGGAAGCGACACCACGATCGCTGGTGCACCTCCTCCGCGAGGTTTGGTGATGTGCACTCGTAGCGTCGAGGTGCTGCGTATTTTCTTTTCGTGGCACGACCGCACCTCGCAAAACGCCAATCGGTTCGTTGTCTTTGATTCAAACAGAAAAATCTGGTTGTGCCGCATTCGCTCCTGCAGCATGATGGCTCGGTCTTGGCGCACGACGAAGTAGCCGCCCCGGTCCATGCTGCACTCCATGGGTTTGTCCAACGTTTTTGACAGGTGACAGTACTTGGACTGAACCATCGCGGGCATGAAGGCCAGCGGCACCTCGATGTAGCGGGTCTCGTCCAAAGGGACGCGGCGCGCTTTGCGATCCTCGTCGTGCACGTTGCTGTCCTTGCCGTCCATCGAATCGTCGGGGTCGTACTTGAAAATTTTGTGGACCACGTCCACGAAAATGGGGCACTGATACATCAGTCCCCGATCACGGCACTCCTGCGGGGTGATGCGCTCCTGCTGCGTAATTTCGTTCCGATGCGACGGCAGACCAACCACGACGCGCTTGAACACCACTTCGTGCTCCTGGTGCGTGGTGCTGGATCGCACGATGCTGAGCGATTGCTCTTGAATGATGCGCTGAAGTTCGAAGTCCATGAAGTGCTCGTACGACTTGATCTGCGCGTACGAGTACGGAAACGTTTGCCGAATGGATTTTAGCAACGCACGTGTAAACTCGTCGTCTTTCAAGCGCTCCATACTGGAAGAAGAAAAAATTTAATCCTGGTTTTAGAACTTTTTTCTGGATAAGCCTCCAGCAACCCAACTGCCCCCTACCAAATCGTTCGCTCAAAATTTTGCTTGCTAAAGTATTCTCTATTTATAGACCTAATTCTGAGTTACGAAGAGCATGCTGTAATTGTTTTAATATGGCATTTTTTAATGATTATCACCCACAATATAGCTATCATAGGTACCCCAAGCAATCCTACCTTCTGTTCTTGGATGAATATACAAAAAAAATATTGCTACGTTTCGTCCCCTAAAAGGTTAGTTTAATAGGGCAATTTTCGCGAACGATTTGGTAGGGGGCAGACCTCAGAGGGGTACTTGCTGGAGGCTTATCAAAATTTTTTAATATTTGGCTATTGTAAAAACAGGCAAAAAAAAAGAAAACAAAAAAATGTTTGCACTACAGCGACGACTGCGTGGGGGGGGGCCACCAGCACCACAAACAAAACAGGAGCTGCAAGAGTTGTTGGGGATGTGGAATGATGTCGAACATGCTCCCGACACGTGGGACGTGTCGAATATCACGGACATGAGCAACTTGTTTGATCATCCGCAGCTGAGAGAATTCAACCAACCCATCGAGAAGTGGGACACAAGTAATGTCACCAATATGGAATCAATGTTCAGAGATGCGAGTTTGTTCAACCAAGCCATTGGAAGTTGGGACACAAGTAACGTCACCAGTATGTCATGGATGTTTGACCGAGCGGAATCGTTCAACCAACCCATCGGAGATTGGAAAACAGAGAACGTCAACAACATGTCAGGGATGTTCAAAGAGGCGTTTGTGTTCGACAAACCCATCGGGAAATGGAACACAAGTAAGGTCAACGACATGTCAGAGATGTTCCTCGAAGCGAAATCGTTCAACCAACCCATCGGGAACTGGAACACAAGTAAGGTCACCGACATGGAATCGATGTTCCAAAATGCGACGGCGTTCAACCAACCCATCGGATCTTGGGACACAAGTAACGTCACCACCATGAAATGGATGTTCGGCGAAGCGACAGCGTTCAACCAACCCATCGGGAACTGGAAAACAAAGAATGTCACCAATATGTCAGCGATGTTCTTCGATGCGACGGCGTTCAACCAACCCATTGGAAGTTGGGACACAAGTAAGGTCACCGACATGTCAGCGATGTTCAAAGAGGCGACGGCGTTCAATCAAGACATCGGGAATTGGGACACAAGTAACGTCACCAGAATGTCACAGATGTTCAGAGAAGCGTTTGCGTTCAACCAACCCATCGGGAAATGGAACACAAGTAAGGTCAACGACATGTCAGAGATGTTCCTCGAAGCGAAATCGTTCAACCAACCCATCGGGGACTGGGTCACAAGTAACGTCACCAGTATGTCATATATGTTTAACCGAGCGGAATCGTTCAACCAACCCATCGGGAACTGGAACACAAGTAATGTTATCGTTATGTCAAATATGTTTTTCAGCGCGACGGCGTTCAACCAACCCATCGGGAAATGGAACACAGGTAAGGTCACCGACATGGAATCGATGTTCTTGGGAGCGACTCTGTTCAACCAACCCATCGGAACTACTGAAAGGGGGGGCTGGGACACAAGTAACGTCATCAATATGTCATCGATGTTCGGCGAAGCAACGGCGTTCGACCAACCCATCGGGAACTGGAACACAAGTGAGGTCAGATACATGAATCATATGTTCTATTATGCGGAAGCGTTCAACCAAGCCATCGGGAACTGGAACACAAGTAAGGTCACCAACATGTCAGGGATATTCCTCGATGCGACGGTGTTTAACAAACCCATTGAGAACTGGGACACAAGTAAGGTCACCGACATGTCAGAGATGTTCGAAAGAGCGACCTTGTTCAACCAAGACATTGGGAGGTGGGACACAAGTAAGGTCACCGACATGTCAGGGATGTTCTCTGAAGCGATCAAGTTCAACCAAGGCATTGGGGAGTGGGACACAAGTAAGGTCAACTATATGTTATGGATGTTCAAAGAAGCGGAAGCGTTCAACCAACCCATTGAGAACTGGGACACAAGTAATGTCATCAAAATGTCTAAGATGTTCTTCGGAGCGACTCTGTTCAACCAACCCATTGGAAGTTGGGACACAAGTAATGTTATCGTTATGTCAAAGATGTTTGACGGAGCGACAGCGTTCAACCAACCCATCGGGAAATGGAACACAAGTAAGGTTACCGACATGGTAGCGATGTTCTCTGATGCGGCAGCGTTCAACCAACCCATCGGGGACTGGATCACGGTGAACGTCACCGACATGTCATGGATGTTCTACCAAGCAACCGAGTTTAACCAACCCATCGGAAATTGGGACACAAGTAACGTCACCAATATGGAATCAATGTTCCACGGAGCGACCTTGTTCAACCAACCCATCGGAACTTGGGACACAAGTAACGTCACCAATATGTCAGGGATGTTTTACAACGCGCAGGTGTTTAACCAAGATTTACACTACGAAACCAGCACTGAAGGCAGAGTGCAAGGATGGGACACTTCGTCGGTCGTCAGTATGTACCAAATGTTTTGCTTTGCGATGTCTTTCAACGACAAACTTAGTGGTTGGAATACCGAGAACGTTACCGATATGTCACAGATGTTCTCGGGAGCAAGTTCATTCAACCAACCCGTCGGGAACTGGAACACAAGTAAGGTCACTGACATGAAATCAATGTTCTTTAAAGCGTTTGCGTTCAACCAACCCATTGGGAACTGGAACACCACGAACGTCACCGACATGTCAGAGATGTTCAACGGAGCGGAAGCGTTCAATCAACCCATCGGAACTACCGAAAGGGGCTGGAACACAAGTAAGGTCACTGACATGTCTAGGATGTTCTTGGGAGCGGAATTGTTCAATCAACCCATCGGAACTTGGGCCACAAGTAACGTCACAGACATGAGTTATATGATCGGCAACGCATCATTGTTCAACCAACCCATTGGGAACTGGGACACAAGTAAGGTCACCAACATGAGTTATATGTTCGCTGAAGCGAGAGCATTCAATCAACCCATTGGACAGTGGAAAACAGAGAACGTTACCGACATGTCAGGGATGTTCAACGGAGCGGAAGCGTTCAATCAACCCATCGGAACTACCGAAAGGGGCTGGGACACAAGTAACGTCACCACCATGTCATCGATGTTCTTGGGAGCGGAATTGTTCAATCAACCCATCGGAACTTGGGCCACAAGTAACGTCACAGACATGAGTTATATGATCGGCAACGCATCATCGTTCAACCAACCCATTGGGAACTGGGACACAAGTAAGGTCACCAACATGAGTTATATGTTCATCGGAGCGGTTGACTTCGACAAACCCATCGGGAAATGGAACACAATTGACGTCACCGACATGGAAGCGATGTTCTCCCATGCGACAGCGTTCAACCAACCCATCGGGGACTGGATCACGTTAAACGTCACCAATATGTCAGAGATGTTTAACAGAGCGACTTCTTTCGACCAACCCCTTCTTCAGTGGATCACAAAAAACGTAGAAAATATGCAAGCGATGTTTTACAACGCGCAGGCGTTCAACCAAGATTTGCACTACGAAACCAGTACAGAAGGCAGAGTGCAAGGATGGGACACTTCTTCGGTCGTCAATATGAAACAAATGTTTAGCTTGGCAATGTCTTTCAACAACAAACTTAGCGATTGGAATACCGAGAACGTTACCGATATGTCACAGATGTTCTCCGAAGCGACCGAGTTCAACCAAGACATCGGATCATGGGACACAAGTAATGTCACAAACATGTCAGAGATGTTCAGAGAAGCGAAAGCGTTTAATCAACCCATCGGAGATTGGAACACAGGTGAGGTCACCGACATGGAATTGATGTTCGGCGAAGCGGAATCGTTCAACCAACCCATCGGGAACTGGAACACAAGTAATGTCACCAACATGACAGCGATGTTTCAAGATGCGACAACGTTCAATCAAAACTTAGCGTTCAAAACCTCCGGGTACCGGGAAGTACACGTTCAACCACTGGGCAAAGTTAAAACGAACGACGACGGGACCTTAACGGTGGAACACGTTAATATCGGCAATACGTCCGGAAGCTTCGGTTCAAGCGAATCACATGGCAACAACAAACGCTACTTGTGGGGACTCGTGGGTGGCACACGAGAATACACGATGGCTCAGGAGATTGACACTATGCAACGTAATTATTGGCAAAAATTTTGGACGTTCAAACCCGAGCTCGAAAAATCACAGGTAAAATTTAAATTTATTCTGAATGATAAGTATGACGAGAATGAACGTATCGAGATACGTGAAAAACTTGAAAACATGAAACTTCAGTTGCCCCGACTTCGACAGGAGGACTTTGATAACTATCAGCAAGAATATTTGAAAATGAAAGAGCAAAAGACTTTGACAACTATCAGCGAGTTTTTCGGCAATGAATTCAAGACAACGACATCGTGCTCCGATCCGTTTGGCGAGATACAGGAACAGAAATTTATAAAAGAATGGAAAGCAAACAATGACTGGGATTACTTCAAATACAAAGAACAAATGAATGAACATCAAAAAAACATATCTGAAGCGATGACCAACCGGGATACACCAGCAATAAGGGACAACATGACGAAAAGACAAAAATATAAAAAAAATAATGCAAGGTTCTTGATAAAATACGAAACAGCAAAAGCAATAGCAGAAGAAGCCACGCGTTTGTTAAAAAGTGACACCGTGGGTGTGGTTATTCATGAAAAAGTCGTCCGCAACAACTCTGACCCCCTGACCGTGTCCGCGCAAATCCAGCTCGATGCCCAACAGATTCAACAGGCCATTCCAACCGAAATCAAGTATTGGTGCTACCCCAAAACACATCTGCGAAAACAAATATCTTCTTATATCACAAATAACCCCAGATTGTGTGAGCACGTGCCCAAAAAAGATGTGGTGCTTCTTCAAAAAAATGTTGAGGAGTGCACCAACGATCGCAGCACCAACGATCACAACGATCCCTGCGGAGAAGTAGTTCAAGAGTTGGTGGAAAAAGAAATAGACGATTACAATAACACAGGGGATGGGGGCCACTGTGGCAATATGAAATTTGTTGCGATGCCTTTTTTAAATGGTCAGCTGGTGGAAATGTCACTTTCGTTGGCTAAAATGCTGAGAGATCAAACACTTTCGAGTTGGGACACGTCTAACGTCGAAGACATGACAAACATGTTCACAGGTGCAGAAGCTTTTGAACAAAAGAACATCGAGAACTGGAAGGTGTTCCATGCCGACGCACTTGGGGGGCCAGAACAAAAGAACAATTTTTAAACGCCAACAAAAATATATGCCGTTATTTCGATAAAAAATCTACAACTGACCGATAATAAAACTCTTCTTTAAACATCGACGAACGATATATTTTTTCGCAACACTCTATCATGTGTGGTGTCGAACAATGCAATGCAATCGCGCACAACACAATCGTGTCAATGCAAACAAAGTCCGAAGTGCGTGCCAGTAACGTTTCTTTGGGTGGAATTGAACCAGATCGGATCAATTGTCGCAGCGCCACCTGAACATCGTGTTCGTTCGCGACGGCCAAGTCCACGTCCACCGTGTCGGTCGGACGCCACCGATCGAAGGAGGTCGTCGCCATACCCAGCTCTCTTTTCAAATCGTTCAACAATACGCGAAAAGAATACCGGTCGCCACGGACGCGATTTGGTTGCAACTTGCCCGCTCCGGTGGAGCGCAAATAAAACTCGAAACAATCGCCGTCGAAACAACAGCAGTGCCAGCGATCGCCCTCGCGACTGTAAGAGCAATGAGACGACAACCAGTTTATGACAGTAGCGTCACTCATATTGCTTTTGTCCTGCTTTTTTTATTTGTTGTTTGGTCCAAAAAAAAAACCAGGAGTAAAATAAAAAAAAATGGAAAACCTAGATTTTTTTTTGATGTCACCGGAGGAAATCATACAGCAATCGGTGTGCCACGTGACCAACACTTCGATTTTCCGCTATGACAACCCGTGCCCGAACGGGCTGATGGACACGAGAATGGGGACGACGGACCGTCGGTACCGCTGTGCAACGTGCAAGCGTGGACAGAGCTGCCCGGGCCACTTCGGTCACATCTCGTTTGGTGGGCAGATGTTTTATCACCCTGGCCACCTTGGATCGTTGGTGAATATTTTGCGTTGCGTGTGTCCTTTTTGTTCGAGGCTACTACTACTGCCGGGAGACGTTCGACTGTCTTGCGTAAAATCCGGCAAAAAAAAATTGAGTTATTATTCGTCGATTTGCAAAACAGTCAAAAAATGCCCCTACGACGACTGTGGGATACACCAACCGTCGAAGATTCAAAAAACCGAAATACGAATTTTTTCAACTTGGAATTCGGCAACAGAAGAGTTTTTCGACGATGCGGAGGAGTGGAACATGGCCAAAGCGAGCTACAATTCCGCGTCAAACGTGTATCGTATTCTCAAACACATTCCTTGGGATCACTTACGTTTGTTAGGATTTCTTCCAGAAAAGTCTCACCCCAAGAACACGGTGATTTCGGTACTGGCCGTGCCTCCAGTTCAAATTCGACCCAGCATCATGGTGTCGGATTGCTCCAAAATGCGTGGGCACGACGACCTGACCACGAAATTGTTGGATATATTACGTAACAACGTGTTGATGAAGGGTGCCATTCTGGACGGCGACGACAAGAAGCGCGCCGAGTACGCCGACCTCATTCAACAGCACTTGCTGGTGTACCTCCACCACGATTCGAAGGGTATAATCACACGCAACTTGAAACGACGGACAAACGGTTCACGCGGCAAAGAACGCAACATCAGCGAGCGCTTAAAGGGTAAAAAGGGACGAGTGCGTGGAAACTGCAGCGGCAAGCGCGTGAATCAATGTGCGAGAGCTGTCGTATCGCCCGACCCGACCCACAACATTTGGCAGCTCGGGGTCCCACGCGGCGTTGCCAACGTGCTAACAAAGCCGGTGATGGTAAACTCCCGAAATCGAAAGTCGCTGCACGACGCGGTGTGCGTTGGCAAGCAGGCCTCGGGTGGCGCTGCGACCGTGGAAACGGTTTGCGGCACAACGTACGATTTAAGTACGTTGACGTTAGCGGAGCGTGAAGACATGTGTTTGGACAACGGCATGATCGTGCATCGACACCTTCGCGACGGCGACTGGGTTCTGTTCAATCGGCAACCCACGCTGCACCGCAGCTCAATGATGGGGCACGAGGTTTACGTGCACGACGACTTAACCTTTCGTCTAAATTTGAGCTGTTGCACCGCGTACAACGCCGACTTCGACGGAGACGAGATGAATTTGCACGCGATTCAGAGTGAGAAGGGTGAGGCCGAAATACGGTCGATCATGTCGGTCCCGGCCAACATCATTGACCCGCAAAATTCCAAACCGATTATCAGTTTGATCATGGATTCGCTTCTGGCGTCTTACTTGATCACGCAACGTTCCGTGTTTTTTTCTCGTCGCCAGATAATGCAACTGATGATGCATGTCCAGTTTCCGCGGTACCACGACGGCACCGTGCTGCCTCCTCCGGCCATCGAGGTGCCCGAGCCGCTTTGGACCGGGAAACAAATATTGTGCCTCGTGATCCCCGACAACATCTGCATGGTGCGACGAGTGCGACAGTGCCCGAAAGGCTCTTCGCCGTTTGACGATCGCCTTGTCGTGGTGAACGGCGGGGAGTTGCTCAACGGCACGCTGAGCAAGGAGACCATGAAAACCAGCAGCGGCGGTCTCGTCCACGTCATCAATAACGACGGCGGCGCTCTCCTGGCCGCAGAATTTTTGAGCGACTGCCAGCGTGTGTTTCGACAGTACTTGCAGTGGCGGGGGTTCTCTGTCGGACTTGGAGACTGCCGCACGTCCGAGGCGACCACGACCGCCATACGGGAGTCACTGCGGCGGTGCAAAGACGTCACCGACACCGTGTACCGCATGCCGTCACTTCCTCTGCAGCTGCGTGAACACAAGACCTCTGGCGTGGTGTCGGGGATGTTGAACAAGTTGGGCAGCGTGCTGCAGAACGACATGGCCGACACCAACGGGTTTCATGCGATGCTTACGTCCGGTTCGAAGGGCAGCACCATCAACATATCTCAGATTTCCGGCAGCGTCGGCCAGCAAAACGTGTCGGGCTCGCGCATTTTACCGAAGAGTGGCAAGCGGCGCACGCTGCCGTGCTACGCCAACGACGACACCAAGATTGAGAACTTTGGTTTTATCAAAAATTCTTACGTGACAGGCATTACCTTTCCTGAATTTTTTTTTCACGCAATGGGGGGGCGAGAGGGCCTCTGTCACACCGCTGTCAAGACGGCGACGACGGGCTACATTCAGCGACGCATGGTCAAGAGTCTGGAAAGTTTGACCGTGGCTCCTGACCGCTCTGTTCGGAATGGCGACGGCCACGTTGTACAGTTCGCCTACGGCGGAGACGGGTTCAACCCATGCTGCATTGAAAAAATACCCCTGCCCACTTTTTTCTTGACCGACGAGGAGCTTTTCGACGCATTTGGCGTCGACCACTGGAGCGACGAGGACTGGTCCGCCGTCGGGGGTGCCGCCACCGAGTGGCGTGGCATCGTGGCCGAACAACTTCGTGCTTTGTCGCTCGACCGGGATCGCATGCAGTCCCAGCAACCCTACTTGCTGGACGCCGACCCAAAAATATATACCATTGTAAATCCGCACCGAGTGCTGACACGAGCCTCTCGGAAAACCTTCGGTGCCCTCGGTTCCGACGCTTTGACGCCGACGACCTTTGCCGACCCGTGGCGGTGGTTGATGCGGCGCTTTGGCAACGACGACGGCCTCGACCGCGTGCGTTCGCTGCTGCGGGCCCACTGCACTGTTCGGCAAGTGGTGGGCGAGCACGGCCTCAGTGTGCAGCAGTGGCAGTGGGCCCTCGACGAGATGGAACGGTACCTCGTCGTTGGGCGCATCGCCCCCGGCGAGATGGTCGGCAGCATCGCCGCCACGTCGTTGGGCGAACCGACGACGCAGCTTTGTCTCAATACTTTTCACTTTTCGGGAATAGGTGAAAAAAATGTGACTCTCGGTGTGCCGCGCATCACCGAGCTGATTAACGCGACCGTTGACATCCGGACGCCCAACATTCGGGCCTACTTGACGGAGGAGTACGAAAAAAATGGCGCGATGGCCCAGCAGTGCGCCAACATGGTGCAGTCGTGCAAACTCGGAACCGTGGTCAGGTCCAACCGAGTAGTCTGGGACCCCGAGTTATGGAGCACTTGCGTGGATGAACACAGGGACATGGTGGACGCTCACGCGGCCGTTTACGAACGCACGATGAGCGTGACAAAGTGGGTGATTTGCTTGCTGCTAGACCGCAACGAGCTGGTGCGGCGGGGTCTTGGAGTGACCTTTGTCAAGCGTGCACTGCGCCGCCACCTCGGGGAAAACGCACAGATCGTGTGTGCCGCCGAAAACAGACTTGAGTGGGTCGTGCGCGTGCGGTTGGACACGCAGCTCGTCGGCGACAACGGAGGCCACGATGACGCCGAGCACGAGAGAAGAGTGGTCACCGAGGTGCGTGACTACTTGCTTGTCAAGACCCAAATTAACGGAATCAGCACGGTCGAGTCGGCGTTTGTGAAGGAATATAATTTGAATCGCAGCAAACGGCTGTACTTGGACGTGTTCGGCACAGACATGCTGAAGTTTATGGCACTTCCGTTCGTCGACGCTCTCCGTACCTATAGCAACCATATCCACGAGATCCAACACACCCTCGGGATCGAGGCAGCAGTGTTTATAATGATGCAAGAAATCGAGAAGGTGCTGTCGTTCGACGGGACATATATCGACCTACACCACATTTACCTGTTAGTCGAGAACTGCTGCAGTTCGGGGCGGATTTTGGCCATGACGCGCCACGGCATGGCCAATAGGGCACAGGCACCTCTCGTGCGCGCGAGTTTCGAAGAAACAACGGAAGTGTTGTTTGAAGCCAGTCTGTTTGGATCTCACGACCCAGTATCCGGCGTATCAGAAGCAATCATGTTGGGCAAACGAACGAAGTGCGGCACCGGCAGCACCGCCCTAGTGTACGACGAATCCATTGTACCACCACTCCCCGAAACGACTCACATGTTCGTCGAGCCTTTGCAGCAGATGTCGACGAAACAATTGGTCGAGCAGAGCAACGTGGCGATGATCGACGAAGAGGGCGAAGAGGACGAGCCGGTTGTATCACCGACCTCGTTTGTCGGTCGCAAGCGAAAGCACAGCGTGCCTGAGTCAAACATGTTCGTGCCAAACATGTTGACCGGAGACACCGGCACCAAACCACCTTCCCCGTGCGTCCTCCAGTTTCGAATTCTATCGCCGCACTTGTTTCGTCCGGACGTACAGAACAAATAAACGTTTTCTTTTTTTTTTAATTTTGTAAGTGTTGCGTATTTGTTCTATTTGTTTGATAAAAAAAAATGTTACATACAGAAAACAAAGAATTCCGTGTAAACACGACCTCGAACGACCTTTCGTGACGGGGAAGAACGTGCTTCCGGAAACGATTCCCGAGCAAATACTTGCAAATACTTCTGTTCACTACACATCGGCGACCAACATGGCGCAGGCGCTGGACTTCGACGACGACTTGGGCTATTCCGACGCCTCGGGCGACTCGGATTTGAATGAGTTTGAGGATATGTACGAGGCAATGATTCTGGAATATGATGCGAATGCGACCGAGGACTTGTTTGCTCCTCGCACAATCCCTGCACCGCCAGAATTGATAAACATAAACCCATTTTCACTGAGCAATGTAATTCAATCCATACATTTGCTGACATTTTCAATTTTGGATGGCGGTGTGTGTGCACCTGTACGACTGATGCAACACGCTCTCGAATATTTACTAAGCAAGTTGTCAAATCAAAAAATACAATTGTCAGCATGCCACAAAACTTGCGACAGTCACAATCAGGAACGAGCGTTTCTTGAGCAGTACGTACTTCAGCAGAAAGACTCCATCATTATTTATGAATATTTGCTCAAGCGTCGGAGGCTTGGATCGGAAACCACTCTCAAAATCATTGACGCGCAGGTGCACCGGCGCCGCCAATTACTGGACCAAGCAAAGACATATTTTTCCATGTTGAACGAGGAAAAAACACAAGACCACGAGGAGGGTGACGAGGCCGCAGAAAAAAACGAAGCCGGTGACGAGGACGAGGACAACAGCAGTAGTTGGGAAACCACAGTGGACGCATTGCGCAGACAGTGGTCCATGCACTCCACGGAGTGGTTAAATTATGCCAGAACAATTGGGTCCACATCTGGTAAATGGCCTTTGATATACTATCATAACGCTGTCGTGGGGGTTCGCGCTCAATCAAAAGTAGAGGATTACACTTTACAAAGTAATGATAGGCTCTTTTACCATTTCAAGTGTCACGATGGCCATGCTTCGTTGTGGAACAAGATCTTTTCAGACGTGACCTACACCTTTCATCCGGGTGTATTGCAGGTGGAACAACGGTGGCAGTATACCTCTGGGTTTCCTGATTTTCGAAAAGACACTCAACTTCGAGATCAGGTCAGCGAACTTGTAAATTTTTACATGATGCGTTCTCCAACGTCTTCTGCAAATGGTTTTTTAGACGACGCCGCATTGGCAACTTTTAAAGACGTTGCCACAGAAAGTATTGCAACACATGAAGAGTCGTCTCCAACCCATCGATCAAATTACGTGAGCACTTTTAGAGGGACACCCAGCACAGCGAGCAAAATTGCGTTTCCGGTGATCGATGAAGCTGGTGCTGACAACATGTTTCTCACAAATGCAAGCACATGGTCTAGCATGCTTCTTGATATAGGTGGTAGGCTTACCACCAATCAACTTGACTTAATTGTGAGACATTTGGGATCGCAGGGTACTTTGCGGCCCACAACATCAGGCGCGTCACTGATCTCGACAAACATGAGAGAAATCGAACACACAACTTACATTTGTATCACTTACGAGGTCACAATTATACCTGTAGACTTTAATAATTTGACCATTCCAGATGTATCAGTAGCGCGTCATGAGTTGTACACCGAAAACAGCAGTTTTGTTCCACAGGGTCAACCTGGGCAAAAAATTGAGATGGGTGAGGAGGCTATATTATTCCAATCCAAAACCTTTGCATATACCAATGGACACGACAAAGATGCTGCCTTGATATCACCAGGGAAGATCGATTTGTCAAGACAACCCGCCTCGGGTGTGTCTGGTACAATGAGGTTTCGAAAGTACTACGGCGTTTGTGGTAGTTTTTAAAACGGTCCACCCACAACTTCAGTTGTTCGGATTGGACTGAGTGGTCATGATTGGCCAATTCCGACTTTCGCTCCGGACTTTCAGTGTTCCAACGTCCCAGAAACGGCGGCTTGTGTTTCTTCAGAATTTTGGGGATGAATCGGTGCATTTTTTTTTGCGGTTCCTGGTTTAAGTTTTATAATAAAAAAAATATTACTTATAATATAAACCTTATAATATAAACAAGAACAGACACAGACACACACACACGTGGCATAATAGGAAGAAAAAAATGTGCGGCATTTTTGCTCTCTTGGGAGAACTAGCCGTGAGTGAGGCCGCCCTCAAGTGCGCCGACAAGGTGGCCCACCGTGGCCCGGACGAACATGCCGCTTTAACGTTTCGCAACACGCTTCTGTGCTTCTACCGGCTGGCGATCAACGGACGTTCTCACAAGGGAATGCAACCAATCGAGCACCCAAAGGTCGGGGCTGTAGTGTGCAACGGTGAAATCTACAACTGTCGTTTCATTAAAGAGAACTCGACCATTTCTACTGTGTCGGCGAGCGACTGCGAGGCCGTGCTGCACGCCCTGCACGACTGGGACTTTCGCACAGCGTTGCAGCGGCTGGACGGAGTTTTCGCGTTTGTGGCGGTGCTCAATGACGGTCGTGTCGTGGCGGCCCGGGACATGATTGGCGTACGTCCTTTGTTTTGGGGAACGACGGCAGCGGGCAATCGGGCTTTCGCGTCAGAGGCAAAAGCGTTGCTGCCGTTGTGCGAGAACGTATCGCAGTTTCCCGCCGGTGCTGTCTGGGACAGCCAGAGCGACCAAACTGTCCCGTACTGGAACATTGACATTGCTCGCACCGTTTCCCTCCTGCCGTTCGAGCGCCAGGAGAGCATGCGAGCGCTTCACGCCGCGCTCTCGGACGCCGTCCGCAAGCGCATGATGTCCGACCGACCAATTGGTTGTTTTCTGAGCGGGGGGCTCGACAGCAGCGTGGTAGCCGCTCTTGTCCTTCGCGAGTGCCTTCGCACAGGTCGAACCCCACCTCGACTGTTTACGATCTCTCTGGATCGCGGCGAGTGCCCAGACTTGGTCGCCGCAAGAAAGGTCAGCGACCATCTTGGTCTGCCGCTGACAGAGGTCACGTTCTCTCCGGAGGACGGAATTCGTGTGCTTGGTGAAGTCATTTACTCTCTGGAAACATTCGACACCACCACGATTCGTGCGTCGGTGCCGCAGTGGCTGCTCAGTCGCTGGGTTTCGGAAAACACCGACGTCAAGGTGCTGTTCTCCGGGGAGGGGGCGGATGAACTGCTTAACGGGTACCAGTACATGAAGCGTGCCCCAAGCGACCTCGAGACTCGAGAGGAGTCGATTCGTCTGCTGCGGGAGCTGCCATGGTACGACGTGCTTCGCACCGACCGAACCACCGCAGCGTTCGGTCTCGAAGTGCGCGTGCCGTTTCTCGATAAGCATTTCGTGCAGGTAGTTATGGGATGTCAGAACTGCCACCTGTCGGCGCTGAATGGAGGCATGGAGAAGCAGCTGCTTCGGGAGACTTTTGCTGCTGATGATGGCCTGCTGCCGGCGGACATTCTGTTTCGACGAAAGGACGCTTTCAGCGACGCCGTTGGCTACTCGTGGGTGTCGTGCTTGCAGAAGTACGCCAAGAACTTTCAGACCGACGTTTCATCCTCCATGACGGCCGAGGAGGCACTCTACATTCGTCGCTTTGACCTCTTGTTCGGAGAAAGGCGTGAATTCTTAGATGGGCACCACTGTTGGATGCCAAAAGCAGAGTGGTTTGAAAACAAAGTCTCGGACCCTTCGGCCCGAGTGCTTGACTGCTACGATGCATAATGTGGAATAAGTCCACATGTCAATAAAAAAGTGAACCTGAAAAATCTCGTGGCATCCAAAGAAACCTCTGCCACAGGGACCTGAAAAAAATTCGAGAAAACGCACTATATAAAGTCATAAAATGAAAACCAGGAATGTATACTTTTTGCGCAACAAATTTTGCAAGACCATGTCATTCTGATGCCCGTTGCAAAAAAAAAAAAAAATTGTGCAAAGTGAAAAATTTACGCGAAGCATCTTGAACAGCAACCTCCAAAAAAATAAAGTGCGCAAAAAGTATGCAATCCTGGTTTTATTTTATTCAGCGCGTTTCCTCGAAATATTGACAGGTGCCTGTGGTTGTTTTCAGTTGTTTTCAGGGTTCTGTACAAATTTTTTTATTTATTATTTTTACAAAAGAAACACCACTATTTAGCATAAACTTGTAATAGCAATGTCACGATTTACAAGGGTTACCGAAATAAAAAATTTTTCTGTTTAACTATCTTTTCATACATTTTAATTACAGATACAGATATCGGAATGTACAAAAATATTTGTATCGAATGAACGTTCTCCTCCAAAACTTGTGATTTTGTCACAAATTAAACACATCATAGGAGGAAGGTCCGCATATTCAAGCTGTAAGCACAAAGCTTCGCTCGCCATACTTTCAAATCTGTCTGCAATTAGTATTTGCAAATCGATTCTGTTCATTTTGTCTCTGGTTATTCAAACTTTTACTTTTTTGCACAGGAGTTTCAGGAAAAAGTTTCAATTTAAAAAAAAAACCAGGTCAAAACTCCCAATAACTCTTTCCATGTCTGGTCGTGCCCCCGGTCGTGCCAAAGTAGCCCCAACGTTTCACAGAGCTCGAGTCACCCTCCACGAAAGGTTGGACGGGCTGGTCTGTGGTGTGTTGGCGAGACAAGTTCGCGTTCCAGAAGACTCTCGAGAGATTGACGCGGACGGCACCGAGACCATTACCTACTACCACGGGCTGGCACAAAAGACTGAGCCCCAACTCCGCCACACGACAAAGCGGAAGCGCCGCTCGATGATATGGTTAAACAAGTCGACACGGGCCAAGCGTCCGCTGCAGATCAGTTCAGCGCTATTCACGAACTCGACCGACCACATTCCGGTGCCCGGGGAAATGGTCGTGGGTGAAGTGCAGCACAGGGAAGACAACAAGGCGTCGTTTCGGTACTGGCACGGTCAGGCGAGGTGTGTGTGGGAGTTGAAAAAGTTGGTGCAGCACGGAACCAATGACTGGAAGCGGCTGCGCCAGAAGCTTTGCACGGAGGACCACTACGACGACCTTTTCGTGATTGGAGCCGTCGTGCTGTTTGGTGACGTTCAGTTGGTTGTGGACGAGATTTTGAACACGGAGGATCGTCGGTACCAGCTGCGGCTGCGATCGGAGGAGCCGCTAGTCTGTTTTTTGCACCGCCTCAGTGTTGACTTAAAGGACCCAAAGATATGGGACCGGACCGTGGAGTTGCTTCCCGACGCCGAGGAGCGATTGGCCGCGTGCATGCCCGATGAGGAGATCGACGACGGGGGGCTTGCGGTGGTGCCGCTAACGGAGTCAATGAATCAGAACGGTTGTGGTTCGGTCAGTTTAAGTGGCGGCAACACCTCGCACTGGGGATCTCTGCTCCTGCAGCAGCAGCACAAGCCACCGCCACCACGCAATACCTCCGGCGGTTTTCTATGGCCGTCCGGCGGCGGTTCGATTCATCACAATCCCTCGACTGCTTTTGCAAAGGGTGACAGTCCGCCGATGAGTCCGACCTATGGTCCCCCCAGCCCGACCAGTCCGCCGATGAGTCCGACCTACGGCCCCCCTAGTCCAACGATTACGACAAGCACCACCAACTCGACGTGGTGCGTGGCGGCACCACAAAATTTGGACTTTTTGAACGAAGTGCCCTCCACCAAACCCGGGGACACCGAGGACGAGGACATCTACGGAGATTTGTAAACCAGGAATGTTATTTTGGACACGGTTGCTCGTGTTGGTGGTGGGGGTGACGGGGGTGGCGGCTCAGACTTTTCGAGTGTCGTTCGACGACACGATGAACGCCTCGAGTCACGTGCAAATCAACGCCACGGCCGTCTGGGTCGGGACCGTCCTGCCCGGGTACCGCCCCCTTCCACAATACGCAAACGAGTGCGCCCGTTCCGCTGGCCGGGTCACGCTGCTCGAGCGCTACATCGAGAGGTTCGCCCTGTCGTGCTGCCGCGACGGAATCTGTCCGTTGCCGTCGATCACGCACATCCCGCCCTTATACTGGTCGGAAGAGGTGTTTGGGTGGACTCGGGACGTGTATGCCACGGATGGGGGAGACTGGCGGCGAGTGCGAACAGTGCGGTTCCTTCGCGAGCAAGACACACTGGGTGTCTCGAAGACACTGATTAACGTGGTGCTGAGTCTCCTACTGGCGTTCGCCGTCCTGCCCCGAGCGGTGCAGGGGCTGCACACTCTGGCTCGAGCGCGGCCGCGCACTGTGTTTGCCGTGCACGTCACCGTCACGGCTGTCACGACGGCGACCCTGGCCTACTTGCTGACGGCACTCCACGTCGTCGATTCTCGTACCGAGTTTGTCCAGAGTGGGCTGGTGTTCGGGCTCGTGCAGACGGTATTCTGTCCTCTGTTTGTGTACGTACCGTACCGGGACCACACGGTGGAGGTTGGAAAAGGCACGCTCAGCGCCTACCTCGGACGCAACACATGCCTGACGGTGGTTAGCCGGTGCAAGCATCAAACCCGTGTCTTTGAGGTCTCGTTTGTCATCGGGTTGTCAATGACGACGTTGGCGCTGGCGGCGATCGCCGAGACGACCCAGCGCTTCTTTGACTTCGACGCCGAACTGGTGGTCGCCACGTGCTCTCTTCACGCGCTCAACGTTTTAGTCTTTTTGGTCGCTTACGTTACGTCGATCCACGAGTTTCGCAAGACGTTTGTGGTGGTCGGCGACGCCCTTGTTCGCCCCGAGCTGTCGTCAACGTCCGGTGCGGTCGCGCCGGCCGCCTCAACGATTTGCGTTGCTGGTCCCGACGGAAAGTTTCGAGCGCGTAACCTTGACGACAGAGCGAAAGGTGCCCACCAGAAAGCGTGTGTACACGCGTGTGGGAATGATCTGCTTGACGAGGAGGTGCGGCAGTATGACGTTGTGGTGCTCAAAAAGGTCAAAGAAAGGCTGTGCGCCTGGAAGATCGGAACGTGGCACAAAGCCCTGGCGATCTCCGACGAGGCGTGCGGCGTCAACATTCAATTCGAAAAGAGTGGGGGCGTGCGGTGTGTGCTTCGTCCGACGGCCGTTCTTGACGGCAGATTGGTCTTAGTCAACGACCCGACGAACGCCGCTGTGTTTCGTCGCGGAGCACTCGACCGACACTTTACGCAGATCGGAAAAATTGTCGACGGCGACCTGAACTGCCGCCCTCCGCTTTTTCTTGCGGTCTTTGGCACGCTGCTGGCCGTGAACGACGAGGAGAACGCCGACGGCGAGTGGATTCCCAACGTGGTCGAGACTCTGCGCCACGCGAGCCAGCGGTGCTGCTCCACCCAGCTCCACGTCACCGCGGTACTGCTGGCGTCGGTGGTGTCGTGGTCCGTCATGACATGAGATCG